TATTTTTAGGACCCACATCATATTTAGATTTTTCTAGTTCTCTTTTTGCAATATCTTTTTTAATTGCATCTTGTTTTTCTCTTGCATTTATTGCAGCTAATTGAGAAGCGGTTACTCTATTTTGACCAGGTGCTGTTCCCCTTACATTAGGATCATTAGATTTAGATACATCTCCTGAATCAAAATCTGCTTGACTACTAAAACCATAGTTATCATATTCAGGATACGCAGGTATACCTTCAGGTGTCATAGTCTCTTGACCCCCTAAAGTTTTTAATTTTTCAACTTCGTTTGGTGTTATGTAAGCCAACAAGTGTGGTTGACCTTTAATTATTTTGGTATCCTTTATGGACATGGCTACATGCCTCTGTTGTATAGACCCATCAGACCACCGTTAGCAGCCATCTGAACATTTTCTCTCATGTTAACATCAGCAATACCACCACCTGGCATTGACTCTGCCACGTTAACATTTTCGTTCATGCTCATGTTAGGTGCTTGTGATTTAATACCTGATTGATCTTGTTGCATCTGTTGTATAATTTGTTTCCAGATACCACTTTGAAAAAAAGCATCAAAGCTACCAAATTGTTGTTTTTGTTCTGGTTCCATTTGTTCCCAGATTGAAGCTGCTACTTGTTTGCCTTGCATGTCTTCTTCACCACCCATTTGAACATCACCTTGTTTGTAGTTGATGTCTGGTGCTCCAGCGTCTATTGATTGATTCATTGTTGGTCCGCCAAATTTATCGTATTCCATAATATATCTCCTGAGTTTATTTGTTTATATTGTTTTTCCTGTTAAATCAAGAGCTGGCATTATAACAGTTACATCTCTTTGGATGTCTTCTTCAAGTATTCCAGATGCTTTTAAAGCTTCTTCTGTCTCGTAAACCTCTCCTGTTTTCTTGTTTTTAATAGTAGTTATTATTTCTTTTGGTGTTAGTTCTATTACTTGATCACTCATTATGTTGTTACCTCTTTTTTGATGTTTAGATAGCTGACTCCAAAATCAAATGAATCTGTGCTACCTGCTTTAATAGTAAAGGTTGTGCCTCCTACTACTATTAGCGGTTGGGTTAATAATTCTTTTGTAATATTTGCTGTTAAACCTATTGTTTTAATAGCTGTAAAAGCATTATTAGTAACGGTCACACTGGGAGTACCAGCTGACGTAACTAGTATAGATTTAATAACATAAGTTTCACTAATTAAAGGAAACCCTGCACCAAAAGGATTAAGTTCTCCATTGGTAGTATTATTATCTATTCCTACAAAGTCGTATTGGTTTACTACTGCCATTAATTTAAAAAGAAACTTCTAGCTTCTATCTCCTGTTTTAATTCTTCTTGAAAGGTTGTGTTAAGTTTCTCAATAACAGCATCTAAATCTCTAACTAAAGATTGAGATGTGTCTTCACTATATTCTTCACTTGCTCTAGTTAATGATTGTACAATTTTTGCCATTATCGTCTTCCTCCAGCTTGTATATCTAACCTAAAAGTCCCTAATTTCCAACTAGTATCGACTGCATTATTGGATATAGTAAGAGCTATTGATCTAGCTCTTGCACGTGTATCTACTTTTGTAGTGCTTGATGAAACGGTAAATGGTCCAAGTGATGAGCTAGCTGCTGCGTCACTAGGATAATTTCTTAAATCTAATTGTATAATTGTGTTTCCATTTTGATTAATAAAGTCTGGAATAATTCTACTAACTCTCATTATATTTTCTCCATCACCTCTAAGGTCAGCCATGTTAGTAGCAGCTCCTCTAACAACTTTTTGTGTAATGTCATAATCACCAGAAGTAATGTCTGCTGGAATAGCTGTAGTGACACCCAATCTTATTTGATTAAGTCCAGTTTCGTGTTCATAGTAATAAGTAATTCCATCTGTATTACCTTCAACATCAAAAGATACATCTGTATTTGCATCATATTGTGTTGCATGTGGTAATCCAAATACTGCAGAATCTTGCCAAGTTGTTCTAGTAAATAATGTGCTATCATTTGTAAACCATATGGGACGTTTAGCTGTTGAATCTAAATAACTATATGTAACTGATCTAGTAGTAACATTGGAATCAGCTGTAGGGTAGAACCAAGTAATCTCTCCAAACAAGTTATTAATACCACAATAAATAAATTGATTAGATGTTGTGTTAAGATCATCATAAACATAATCTTCAACCAAGCAATCCATTGATTCTAGTTTACCTGTGTATCTAAAGAAACCATTATCAGACATCCAGTAAGCAGCACCATCAACTTCAACGGCTGCGTTCTTACCAATCAAACCACAGTTAGTTCCAACTTGCTCGTAAGCAAATGTAAAAGGAGTTCCAACAAATCTCATAGTAAATAAAGAAGTGTCCGACCAAATGTAAATTGCATTTCTACCAAGTTTAGCACCAATGATCCGTGATCCAGCGGCCAGTCTTTGTGTACCAGCACTGTTGATTGCTGTAGGTTGATAGTCATTTATATTTTCTTGAGAAGAAAATCTTATAAACATATCGTCCTGTGTAGTTTTATCTCCAATAGTTGTTTCAGTCCCAAAAAATACTAAGTGTCTATCGGGAGTTGATACTAACATATCTCTTGAAGCTGTTGGTGCACCAACTATTATTGTAGCTCTTGTTGATGTTGCGTTAGTCAGATCAGCATTCCATTCAAAACATTCACCATTAAAAATTAAAGCAATTAATGTACTGCCTAAATTGTCCAAGGCCCATAGACCGGGTTCAGCTACAGTATCCGTGTCAGCTGATGATTGACCCCAACCAGAAAAACTACTATAATTTGTAACGGTAGCTCCTGTGTTGTGAAGAGCATTTGCTGTCCCCCTAACATTTCTAGTTATTCCTGTTAAAGTGTTTGTTGCTGTAGTAACTCCTGTGTAAGAAATTTCTTCAGTACCTACTTGTATAAAATTAGTCCCGGTTGTTGGAAAATTTAATACAGATGTTAAAATAATACTAGTTCCAGTTCCACCTGTCCCTGCTGAGTTAGCAGACAACGCTCCATTAAGTGTAGTTGTTTGAGGAGCACTTACTGTTCCACCATATTGAGATATACCCCATCCAAAAACCCCAACTTGTTCTGCCGGACCTACGTGATAGTATTGAAAAAAAGTTATACCACCGGATGTTGTTGCACCTGATCCGCTTTCATTACCAGGCATTGTAATAGTAATTGAATTGTTACTAGGTAAACTTGATACCATAAATTTTTTGTCAGCAAAATCTGCTGCACTAAAATTAGAATTAGTGATTGCACTAAAGGTGCTTACATCACCAAATAATATAATGTCACCTGCTTGAAAAGTAGTTGTAGTTGAAAATGTAATAGTAACGGTTGGTGATCCGTTAACCGTGCTAAATGCACTTGTAATAGCTGTGCCTGATGGATTAACTAAAGGATGTATGTCGTAGTAAACTTCTCCTGAATAAGCATATAAAATTCTATTGGTTCCGATAAGAGAATATTTAATACCATCTCTATTAACCATATGATGCAACCCTCTAGCGGCACCTGTTAATTTACTGTCACCTAGTTGGTTCCAACCCCCTATTTTTTCTGGCGTACCATACCTAAAACGTACATTAGTGCCACCAGTCCATTGCGACTCGGCTCCTGTTGATGTAACTTGTTTGTTGAATCCCGGTAAAAAACCTAGTTTTTGTAACATATAAAATCCTGTTTACTAGGTAGTATAACAGATTATAGTTGATTTCAATATATTTAAAGCAGGGGATTTTATTTAAAAGACTTTCCAGTGACCCAAGTTACTAAAGAGTTTCTTTCACCTTTTGTTATTGGCATCACCTCATGCATAGTAAATGAAGGAAATAAGATTAAAGTACCTTGTGTTTTTTCCATAGTTGTCCCCTCTTTAGAGGAGTCAGTATATAATCTTAGATCACCACCTGTGTATTTTTTGGGGTCAGTTAATTGAATCGATATAGATAATTTTCTTATTACCATATCAAAACCTCTATCAACATGTTTTCCATAATGACCATGAGGATGCTTATAATTAGTAAATTGAAAACCTTCGTTTAAACCTGATATATTAAACTTAAAAAATTTATTATTTAAATCTAATATAACATCTGTAGCTCTACGAAATAACCATGTATTATTCTCGTTTGGATAAATCCAAGATATAGCACTTTCTCTAATTTTTTCTTTTTTTTTATTATAATTACCTACACCACCTGGCTCTAAATTTAATTCCTTACCCTGTTTAATTATTTTGTTACACTCATCTTTTGATAAAAAATCATTCCAAAATGCATACTGATGTATTATATCTGTTTTAAAATTCCAACTAGGATTTTTAAAATTATTTTTAAATATTTTTTTGTTTTCTGTCATCCTTTATGGGAAAACTATATTGTATTATAAAAAACAAGTCTAGTATAAAATAAACTTTTATGAACGACCACCTGGTCCTAAACCAGATATCCAACTTAATGTATCTTCATCCCAATGATATATATGATGGTCACCAGGGTGTGGTATTGGGTGTTCCCATATACATTTTTCTTCATTAAATACTGATGAAGCCCATCCAGTATTATTTTCTAACCAAAGAAAAGCATCTTTACTTTCATCATAAATCATACCAATTTCAGCAATGTTTTTTCTTATACTGCCGTCTTGTTTGTATTCTTTCCAAGAAGAATGACTATAAAAATTGTTTAAGTATTGTATTCCCGCTTCTTCTGTAGGAGCATTATTTTCTCCAACATGAGTTACTGCAATAACTTTATTGTTTAAATCTAATTTTGCAAAATATTTCATATTATGTTACCAAAGTTCCTGTAGCTGTCCATGTTATAACTGTGTCTGCACCAGTCGTTGCTGTTGAATAAGTTCCTGTAATATTAGTTAGTAGATCGTAATCTGCTGTTGATATTCTTACAATTACAACTCCATTACCACCAGTTCCTGAAGGAGAATTGTAGCCACCAAATCTTGATGCACCACCACCGCCGCCACCTAAACCATTTGTTCCAGGAGTTGCAGCTTGGTTATTAGAACCATTTCCACCTGACCCACCATTTCCACCACCGCCAGCACCGCCGACACCAATTACTGGAGTTCCATTATAAACTCCACCACCACCGCCACCTGCATAAGTAACTGCTGAACCTGTTATTGAATTTGAAACTCCATCTCCACCATCTCCACCACCAGATGATGAAGTACCAGCTTCTCCAACTTCTGAAGCACCACCTCCACCACCAGATCCATGATAAGGAGGACCATCTTGACCATTACCACCTGCAAAACCTTGAGCAGGACTTGTGCTTGGAGTGTTACCCGCACCTCCAGAAAATGAACTTCCGTAAGCACCACCACCAGAACCACCAGCAGCTCCATTACCTGCACTAGAACCACCACCACCTCCACCGGCAGAAGTAATATCTGTTATATCTGAACCTGTAAATGAACTAGCACCTCCAGGATTTCCAACACCTTGATTAGAACCACCTGCACCTTTTGATGCACCACCTGTTCCAACTGTTGCTGTGTAAGTAATTCCAGTTCCTAAAGTATAAGCTGTACCACCATAGTTAGTTCTATAACCACCTGCTCCAGCACCACCACCTCTTTCAGCACCACCAGAACCACCAGCTGCTACTACTAAATAATAAGCTGTACCATCAAAACTAGCAGCTCCTCCAGCACCAAATCCTAAAACTTGATAACCAAATGATTTACCTTTTCTAGATTGAATATTTTTTGTGTTCTTACTTGATGTAAGTTTATTTTTTAAGTCTCTCATATCTAAATTCCTTATGCGTCGTTAGCTGCGTCAGTAGTAAAGAATATTTTAATACCTAGAAGTCTTGCTACTCCAGTAAAAGAATCTGCACTTGCATCTCTAAAAAAATTAAAATAAGTTTGTTGGTCTACTGCAGGAGATCCTGCAATTGTAACTGCAGAACTTTCTGCTGAAACTTGTTGATCTTCTACTGTTCCTATACCAGCATCTGTAACTGTTATTGCTGTGCCAAAAGCAACATCAATAGTGTCGCCATCGCCAACTGATACACCTTGTAATCCCCAAATACAGTTACCTGTGTTTGTAGTACTTGGTGTCCAAAATGTTTGATAAGTAATTGTACCTTCATTCCATGATTTAGGAAATGCTACAGAAAATTGTACAAAATCATCTGCTGCTGCTGCAAAATCAAATACTTTCATATCTGGTCTTAGTGCTGTTGTTTCAACTTGTGCAGCGGCTGCTGGATTAGTTGTTGTTGCATACATTGCTGAAGCTGGAATCCACATAGTTTCTTTTCCTGCAATTTTAACTGCAGCAGTTGCACTTTTAAGTACACCTGTTCCTTTAGGGTTTAAATTTATATCAACATTAGTTTCACCTGTTGCTGATAAAATTGGACCATTACCTGTTGAAGCATTGGCTAGTGTTAATTCATTAACCGCTGAACCTGTAGCTGTTAAAAGTAATAATTCGTTTCCGTTAGTATCTAAGATTGAAGTTCCAATTTTAGGTGCTGTTAAAGTTTTGTTTGTTAAAGTTTGTGTTCCTGTAAGAGTTACTTCATTTGCTTCACCTATAGCTGCTTCAAAAACTCCAGTGTTTGTTGCAACACCATCAAGATAAATAAGTTTGTATCCTTTGTCAGTAGCTGAAAAAGTAACAGTTGCACCTGAACCAGATACAGCTTTTATTTGTACTGTGTAAGCACCAGATGTTCCGTTTTTAATAATGTAAAAATTTTCTGTAAGTAAAGGAAAAGTTACAACTCTAGCTCCAGATATTGATCCTGTAAGTTCTATAATTCTGTGTTGAGCAGTACCTGTTAAAGCACCGTCTGCTATTGTTAAAGCAGTTGGTGTACCTGAATCAGTCACCGCTTGAGAATTAACACCACCAGTTAATTGTTCGATAAGATTTAAGTTAGCGTTAGTTTTGTTTCCCCATTGACCAGCGTTTTCGCCGGTTGCCATTAGCTCTATACCAAGGTCTGTGAATGTTGATGCCATAATTTTGTACTCCTAATTTGTGTTATTTATATTGTTTATTTATTACTAAGTCAAACATTAGTTTGCTACTTTTC